GGTCCAGACGGACCTAGTCCAGCAGGACCGACAGGTCCTACAGGTCCATCTGGTGTAACTGGTGCTACAGGACCAGCTCCCATAGGACCAACAGGAGATACTGGTACTACAGGACCAACTGGACCAACAGGAGATTCTGGTGCAAGTCCCACAGGACCAACAGGTGATTCTGGTGGAATAGGACCAACAGGTCCTACAGGACCAAGTCCAACTGGACCAACAGGTGATTCTGGCGGAACAGGACCAACAGGACCAACAGGTGGAGAAACAACTGGTGATAACACAAATTTAAATTCGTTGGGTATCAATACTGCCGGTTCAGGTACAGCAGGCGAAATTCTTGCAACAAATAACATTACTGCATATTATTCTGATAGAAGATTAAAAGATAACATTCAACAAATTGAATCAGCACTAAATCTTATTGAACAAATTCATGGAGTTTTTTATAAACAAAATGAATTTGCTGAACAGTTTGGATATAATGATTATAAAAATCAAGTTGGAGTTATTGCACAAGAGATACAAAAAATAATGCCAGAAGTTGTTGCGATTGCTCCATTTGATATGGACAAAGAAGGCAACAGTAAATCTGGTGAAAATTATTTAACCGTTAGATATGAACGACTAATACCTCTATTGATACAGGCTGTCAAAGAACGCCAGACACAAATAAATACCATTAGAGCTAAATTGGAAAAATAAAATGGCCATTACAACTAGAGAACAATTTACAGATTACTGCCTTAGAAGATTAGGATTTCCTGTAATTGAAATCAACGTAGATCCAGATCAAGTTCAAGACCGTATTGATGATGCATTACAATATTGGCAAGACTACCATTTTGATGGCCTACAAAAAGTATACCTTATTCATACAGTCACACAACAAGATATTGACCAAAGATATATTGACCTTTCTAATGTAAACGACCAAAGTAATAATGCCACAGAAGTGGTTGGTGTTACTCGTATATTTCCATTAGATGATTCACAAGCTTCAGTTGATATGTTTGACTTGAGATATCAACTTCGTCTAAACGAACTCTACGACTTCACCTCGGCCTCATACATCAACTATACCATGACACAACAGCATTTGCGTATGTTAGAACAGTTGTTTACTGGAGAAGTTCCTATTCGTTATCAAAGACACATGGAAAGATTGTATATTGATTGGGCTTGGGGAGACCAGGAAGCACCGTTAGGTTCTGTTGTAATTGCCGAATGTTATACTATTATTAATCCTAATGTTTATAGTAAAGTTTGGAATGACCGTTGGTTAAAAGAATATGCAACTGCACTCATCAAGAGAATGTGGGGCAACAACCTTAAAAAGTTTGCCAATATTCAATTACCAGGTGGTGTTATGTTGAATGGCGATAAGATTTATGAAGAAGCTGATAATGAAATTAAAGATTTAGAAAATTCTATGGCTTCAGAATACTTTGCACCATTAGAATGGTACATGAACTAACATGGCAACTAGTCAATATTTTAATAACTACAATTCTCGTTTTACAGAACAAAGACTTGTAGAAGATTTAATTGTTGAATCCATTAAGATTATGGGTTTCGATGGATATTATCTTACAAATGATAACGATGCGGCTCGTGATTTAATTTATGGTGAAGATCCAGTTAAAAAGTTTACATCTGCATTTCCAGTTGAGTTTTATCTTTCAGAAGCACTTAACTACACAGGTGAAAAAGAATTCTTTTCTAAGTTTGGTCTTGAGATTAAAAATCATACCAAAGTTATTTTATCTAAGCGTTCATTTGCACAACGAGTTCCACAAAATACTTTTCAGAGACCAAGAGAAGGCGATTTAATTTATGTTCCATTTTTAAATGGTACTGGTGAATTGTATGAAATTACTTTTGCGGACCAAGATAAAGACTTTCACACATTAGGTCGTGTGATTCCTTATTTCTACGAATTACACCTTGAGAAATTCAAATTCTCTTCTGAGTTGTTGGCAACTGGTGTGGCAGAGATTGACGAAACTGCAACATTCTCATCATACACAATTAATTTGGAGTTGGGTGCCGGCACAGGTACATTCCAAAATGGAGAAATTGTGTATCAATCTTCTGCGAACACCCAAGCAAATGCAGCTGCTGTGGCAATTGTTCAGAATTGGGCATTTGCTGGTGCCAACACACAAGCAGCCAATACACTTTCAGTTACCAATATTGCTGGTGAGTTCATTGAAGGTAGTGCAATTAAGATTGTTGGTGCAACAAGTAATGCACAGTTTGTTCTTACATCGTATAACCCGTTGAAAGATAATGTTCGTGATGATTCATATGATAACTTTATCATTGAGCAAAATGCCAACTCGGTTGTCAATTTTTCAGAAACTAATCCGTTTGGACAAATATAATGGCCAATGTATTTTATAACCGATCTTTGCGTAAATATGTGATAGGTTTTGGTAATCTATTCAACGATATTACTTTAGTTCGTTACAATCCAGATTTGACTGAAGCACAACGAATGATTGTGCCGATTGTATACGCACCAAAAGAAGATTATGTAATGCGTTTGGAAGAAGATCCTGAATTAGGTAAAAAAGTTCAATTAACTTTACCTAGAATGTCTTTTGAATTAAACGGATTTAATTATGATTCTACACGCAAATTAAATACCAACACCAAAAACTTTGCACAGACAGGAACAGGTTTAGTTTCACAATACAATCCAGTTCCATATAACTTTGATTTTAATCTTTATCTCTATGTTCGTAACATTGAAGATGGTACACAAATCATTGAACACATTCTTTCATACTTTACACCAGATTATACAATGAAGTTGAACATGATACCTGAAATGGGTATCATTAAAGAAGTTCCTGTTGTTTTAAATTCAACTTCTCAAGATGTTGATTTTGAGGGTAACTATGAAAGAGATACTCGTACCATTATTTGGACATTAAATTTTACTGTTAAAGGTTATATCTATGGTAAAATTAATGAGTCCGGCACAGGACTGATTACACATTCAATCACATCAATTTATAATAAACCAGATGATGATGAAGTAATTTCATTTCAAATTGACCCAACATCAGGCCTTGGAACATATCAGATAGGTGAAACTGTATATCAAGGATATTCAGGACCAACCGCAGTAGCTACAGGTAAAGTTGTTTCTTTTAATAATAATATTTTACATCTTCAAAATATTAATGGCAACTTTGTTTCTAATTTACCAATTAAGGCCACTAGTTCTACTGCAAATTACAATTTTACATCTTACAATCCAACACCACAAAAATTGGTTCAGATAGATGTTATACCTAGTCCCAATACCGCAGGCCCAACAGATCAATATACCTACGATATAACAATTACTGAAGGTGATTCTTTATCTAATGTCAGTCCAATTATTATACCAGAAAATGTTACCGTTGATTGTGAATCTGGATCAGGATTCCAATATCTAGACTTAAACTAAATATCAAACCATGACTATTATACTACAACACCGCCGAGGAACTACCACAGAAAGTGATGCACTAACTGGTGCAGAAGGAGAACTTTTTGTAGATTTGGATAAAAATACGGTAGTTATTCATGATGGCACAACAGAAGGTGGTCATGCTCTACCTACATTTACAGATTTAACCACTTCAAGTATTGATAGTTTTGCAAGGTCTACCGCAAACTCAGCCACATCTTTAGCACAGTCAGCATATAACTATGCAAATACAATTGTATCGGATACGCAGATTGACCAATACGCTAGAACAACTGCTAATGGCGCTAACGGATTGGCTGCTGGTGCATATAGTAAAGCAAATAGTGCCACTTCATTAGCACAATCAGCATATAATTTTGCCAACACTATAGTTTCAGACACACAGATTGATCCGTATGCCAGAACAACAGCCAATGGTGCCAACGGATTAGCTGCTGGTGCTTTTGCTGCAGCAAATACAAAATTCAATTCTTCTGGTGGAACGATATCTGGTTCTGTTACATTAAATGGTAATTTAAATGTTTCTGGTAATACAATCACAACACGCACCGCAGAAGCAAATGTAATTATTGTTGACACTACATTATATTCTGGTTTAGCTTCTAGAAGTGCAGTTTTATTGCCAAATTTAATTGCTCAGTTTGCGAGTAACTCAAATACTTATATTCAAGTTAATGCTCAAAATATTGACCCACAAGGTTCGGCTGATTATGTTATAACTGCTGACAATGGATCAGACACAGACTTTTACCTTGATATGGGTATGTTGGGTTCACAATATAATAATCAATATGCATACAATAGTTTAGGTACTGCTGGCACACCATATGATGGTTATTTGTATGTTCAAGGTTCTACAATTGGCCAAATTGGTGGTAATTTAATTATTGGTACAACATCAACAACAGTTGGTCAAGACATTAAGTTTATTGTTGGTGGTTCTAATACAGAACACATCATAGTCAGAATGACACATGATGGATTAATTGTTAATGGCACAATTTCTGCTTCGGGTGGAATTATTGATGCGGTAGATTCTTATGCAAGAACAACAGCTAATACAGCAGGTAGTTTAGCACAGGTCGCATTTAATCAAGCAAATACATCTGCACAAACTATTCCACAAAATGCACAATCTGGAACCTATACATTACAACGTTCTGATGCAGGTAAACATTTATATTACACAAACGGTTCTGCTGTATCTTTGTATATTCCTTGGACATCTAATACATCATTTGCAAATGGTACAACAATTACAATCATTTCCAATACGTCATCTAATGTAACAATCACTCCAAACAATGGCGTATCAATGTATCTTGCTGGTAACACAACATCATCATCAAGAAATGTAACAACATATGGAATGGCCACGTTGATTATGACTGCAGCCAACACATGGTATATTAATGGTTCTGGAGTAGTATAATGTCTGGCATTATGATGATGAATTTAGCTCAAGTCAATCGAGCAATAACATCAGTACCGGTTGGTCCAAATATTGGACCGACAACAAGCACACAGACGCCAACTTTAGGTAGTGGAACAACCACATCATCACTAACTGGTATTAGTTCACCCACAACTCCATTTCCTGGTTACAATGTCAATGCCTACAATTTAAATAATTCAGTAAATGGATATTTTAGTGTGCCTGCAAGTTCAAGTTGGGCTTTTGGTACCGGTGACTTTACGATTGAGTGGTTTCAATATCAAACAGATTCAAATTCATTTCCAAGAATTTTTGCAATAGGCACTTATCCAAGCCAAGCAATTGGATGTAGTATTGAAGGTGGAACTTTATATGCATGGTGTCCAGGTGCAAATAGTTTTGGATCCGCTGTAACTTATAAAAATACTTGGGTTCATTTTGCTATTGTTAGGTCTGGAACATCATTAAAAGTTTATAAAAATGGAACTGCAATGACAGCAGGCACCAGCAATTCTTCAAACATAAACAATTCATCTACTGTTTTAACATTTGGCAATGAACTTTCAAAATCTACAGGTGCTGCATTTGGTGGTTACTTAACAGGAATTCGTATTTGTAAAGGTCTTGCAGTATATACAGGCAACTTTACCAAACCAACAAGTCCATTAGGACAAACAGCATCTGCAAATCCATATGGTGGAAGTAATACGGCCGAAATTACAAATCAATGCGTTTTATTATTAAATCCATAATGACTATATAATTATATGAATGACTTGAATAAAAACATCTCTGAAATTTTTGATATTGATCCTATAAAAGATCCTGGTATCTTAGATACTAATATAAAAAAGAATCCTGTTGTATCGGTTAAGTATAACGAACCAGACCTGAAACAGGATCTAACTGATGCTTACCAACAATCAAAAGAGAATCTTCAAGGCATTATAGACCAAGGTCAAGAAGCCATGCAAGAGATATTGGAGATTGCCAAACAAGGACAACATCCAAGAGCATTTGAAGTTTATGGAACTCTACTTAAAAATATGGTAGATGCCAATAAAGAACTTCTAAACATCCAAAAACAAATGCGTGAAATGGATGAAGAAAAAAAGAAAACTGCTGGCACCAATATTGACAAAGCCATTTTTGTGGGTTCAACCGCAGAATTGAATAAGTTGATTAAAGGAAAAGAATGAAACTTTGGGTGAATTTGTGCTTTTATTATGTTGAAGATAGGTTACCAAATTTTAGAAGAACAATAAAAAATCTTTCAAGTATACCAAACATTAAGATTATTATTGATAGTAATGTTAATTTTGATGATACTTTAGATATTCGGGTTAAAGAATTATCTGATCCATATAATTATACATGGGAACATAAAAATTATATGTCAGAGTTTTTAGAATCTGATTATACACACTTTGCCTATATTGAAGGCAACATCGATGTTACCAAAAAAACATTTGATTCCTGGAACCATTCAAGAAAACTATTTCTCAAACACAATCTCAATTTTATACCTGCCGTTCATAGAATACAAAAAGATAAAGATGGTAATGTATATTCTTTAGATTGCACTCATATACAAAGACATAGACCCACAGTAGAATTAGAAAATGAGAAGTTTATCTTCTTATCTGAACCATATCAAGGTATGTTTATTATGGACAGAGAATTAGTGGAAGAACATATACATTCAGATTACTTTACTTTTGGTCAAAAACAATCTTATGGTATTAGAGAATCTGCAAACTTAGGTAACATGTATGTCAATGTGCCTTCAGGATTTCCACACAGAGCAGCATTATCACTAAATAATTTGGAAGCATGTATGGTGGAACATTTTGGTACTGATTACCACAATAATCCTAATTCGCCACATGCAAAGATAAGAATAGAAAGTTTATTCAAATAAACTAATGGCTACTCAAAATAAAGATTCGTATCGTGATAATCCCCTACTTAAAAAGGTAGGTGTTGAACACAAATATACGAAAGAACAAGTTGAAGAATACATGAGATGTGCCGAGGATCCGGTATATTTCTGTATGAACTATATTAAGATTGTAAACGTAGACGAAGGCCTCATCAACTTTAAGATGTGGGACTTTCAAAAAGAAATGATTAATCTATTCAAAGATAATCGTTTTGTAATCACCAAGTGTCCTCGGCAGGTTGGTAAAACCACCACAACAGTTGGTTATCTTCTTTGGGCAACTATCTTTACAGATGCACAAAACGTAGCGGTTCTAGCAAACAAAGGTTCTCTTGCTCGTGACATTCTAGCCAAGTATCAATTGGCGTATGAGAATTTACCACAATGGCTCCAACAAGGCGTGGTGACATGGAACAAGGGTAATGTAGAACTAGAGAACGGGTCTAAAGTTATTGCGGCCTCCACATCGTCCTCTGCAATCCGAGGCGGTTCTTTTAACATTGTATTCTTAGACGAGTTTGCTTTCGTTCCTAACAATATTGCCAATGAGTTCTTCAACTCAGTCTATCCTGTAATCTCTTCTGGTAAGTCATCAAAGATTATTATTGTTTCTACACCAAATGGTATGAATCTATTCTATAAACTATGGATGGATTCCATTGAGAACAGAAACAACTATAAGAACTTTGAAATTCATTGGTCTATGGTACCTGGTCGTGATGAGGCTTGGAAAGAAGAAACAATACGAAATACTTCCGAACGACAGTTTGCACAAGAGTTTGAAACTGAGTTCTTAGGTTCTTCTAACACCTTGATTTCTGGTTACAAGTTACAACAATTAAGATATACCAATCCAATTGCAGAACACGATAAGATGAAGATTTATGAACATCCTATCAAAGAAGGTGTTAATGATGAAAAATCAGACCATTTGTATGCTATCTGTGTAGACGTTTCGGAAGGTAAGAATTTAGATAGTTCTGCGTTCTCTGTTATTGATATATCTTCTACACCATACAAACAAGTGGCAACCTATGCCAGTTCATCTATTTCACCGATATTATTCCCAACCGTGATTGTTAATGCGGCTAGAGTATATAATGATGCGTATATATTGGTCGAGATTAATAACAATCCACAAGTTGCAGACTTTATACATTCAGATTTAGAGTATGAAAATCTGTTAAAAGTATTTACAGGCAATAAGAAACCCCAACAATTATCTGCTGGTTTTGCCAGAGGTATTCAGATGGGTCTGAAAATGTCACCACAAGTCAAGTCGGTTGGTTGTTCTAACCTAAAAACCTTGATTGAAGGTGATAAACTTTTAATTAATGACTTTGACACCTATTCAGAATTAACCACTTTTGAGCAACACAAGACATCATTTGCTGCTGCTGAAGGTGCGAATGATGACATGGCAATGACTTTGGTTATCTTTGCATGGGCAACAACACAGCAATATTTCAGAGAAATCGTTAACCACGACCTCAGAAAACAGATTCAGTTGGAAAACATGAATCAACTAGATGAAGATGTCTTACCAGCTCCTATCATTGAGGACGGATTAGAAACCGATTTCATGGTGGAGGGTGGTGATGTATGGGAGGTGGCAGATGGTGGCAGTACCTATGCAGCTTACCATAGTAGTTTTTTTAGGGATTTGTAAATCCCGTGAATCATAAATATGAATATGGTATTCTAACTGCCAAGAACACATAATAATTCAAGGAGAATAAAATGGCGTTTCAAATCTCTCCAGGCGTAAATGTTTCCGAGGTTGACTTAACAACAGTCGTTCCTTCGGTTCTCACTACGGCCGGTGCTTTCGCTGGAAACTTTTCGTGGGGTCCAGCAAGAAAAGTAATTCTGGTTGATAACGAACTAACACTAACCAAATATTTTGGTAAACCAGATTCAAACTCAGCAATCTCATTCTTTACTGCGGCTTCTTTCTTAGCATATGGTAACAACT